TCTGGACAACTGACCAGCGGCGACTGGGTTGTTATCTCCACTGTCTTTATCGGTGCACAAGGCGCCGTAGACATTGTAGAGAGACTGAGAGGGTGATGTGGCCGCTAAGATAGTGTTACAACTTGTCATAAAGAATTGGAAAAGCATCTTAATGGTGCTTCTCTCATTAGGTATTATCGGCAAGATGCGTTATGATTATAGACAACTACAGCGCGCATACGAGGTCACAGAAGATTCCCTCAAAGCCCAAATCGATGGACTTAAAGACATCCACCAGCGCGAAATAGCAGCACGTGAAGAGACACTCAACGAGTATCACGACTTGCTTAAGCAGATTGAAAGCGATTATTTAGAGAGCCAAGATGCACTCCAAGAGTTAATCGAGCGTAGAAGAGAAGAGTATGGAAGACAGTTTTCAGAAGACCCCACCTCGTTGGTTGACGAGATTCAGGCGATGTACGGATTTGATTATGCTCCTTAGTCTATTAATACTATTATTCAGCCCCGCGTCCGCTGACGAGGGAAAGTTTACCTTCTTGGGTCAACAACAGTGCGCACCGTTTGAAGGCGTCTTATTCGATCCCCCTGCGCTTGCTACGATTCTTGCTAGACAGTCCACAGCAAACCTAGCATGTCAAGCGCGCTTGGAATACGAGTTATCTGTCGAAGCTGCTAGTTATGACCTAGAGATTAGAGAGCTACAGATTTCTCTCGATGCCTTAAGAGAAGAAAGCACTCTTATGATAACGCAAAAAGATTTAGAGATACAACAACTCCAAGAATCCATTCTACGCCAGTCTTCCGACAATAGGCTGTGGTGGTATGTCGGAGGCATTGCAACCGGTGTGGCGGCATCCTACGGCGCGTATAGGCTATTCAATGAGTGATAAAGACAAGCTAAATAAAGTTGCTGCCTACGAGAAGGCAATCGCCGAGAAATACGGCGCCGAAACAGTTCAAAATCCACATGCGAATTGGGATGAGGACAAAGAAAAAGAATATCTCGAACAACAGAAAGAATTATATAAAAAAACGATGACAAACGAGAGATATCAAGAGAAAATTGATGTTAATGGAATAAAGGTATCAAAGAAACTATTTAGTAGAGACTCTTTACAACGATGTCCGATTTGTCTTTCTCTGTCGAAAAAGGCAGCTGACGATGTTTGTTTTCTAAAATATGAATGTTGCCATAGTTGTTATATTCATTATGTAGAAGACAGAGAGGAAAGATGGGCAACCGGTTGGAGACCAAAAGGAAATAAATAATGGCAACAGTATACGAAATCATACAAGGACTAGCACAGGCAGCAGCCAACTCATATGACGGCGCACTAGGAGAGGATTACGAACCTGACAAGCCTGGAATCCTTCGTAGAGAAGAGGGCAATGCTCTCATCGACCAAAGGGTCATGGACGGCTTTAACGTTAAGTTTTATGGCGACATGATGTGTTTGAGCTATCAGTCTGAAATTCAGTTAAAAGAAGTTTATGCTTCTGGTTTTGAAGGCGATACCGATCAGCGTTTGTCTGATATTGCCGGCTGGCTTAAGAAGGAATACAGAAAGATCACGGGAGACTCTGTTGCTTTGACTGAAGTAGGAGAAATCGACATTAGAGTTGAAAACTCCTCTCGCGTCCGCACTTGGGTCACTGCCAAGAAGCACTATAAGATTGGCGGACTAAGTGAAGAGATGAATTTGGAAACCGGCTCAGAAGCATCTGTTGAGAAAAGCTGGCAATCGTTCCTTGAACTTGGCGGCTGGGATGGCAACGGTGGAAAGAGACCAGAAAATGATTCACGCAAAAAAGGCTCGGAGGTAGAGAAATGAGAATTTCTATTGATAGACTTAAAGAGATTATCTTGGAAGAAGTAAACACGGCAACGCAGTCGAACATTGAGGAATGCGGTGCTGATATGGAAGTAGTAGACATGGGATCCCCAGAAGGCTTTGAAGGCGGTGATGAAGGGTTCGAAGAGGACGGCATCGAGGCACTTGTAGCAAAAGCAATGGAGGCAATTGCCGACTTGGCTTCAGCAGCAGGCTCCGACATGGCTATGGCAGGCGATCACAACCACGACCAAGAAGAGATAGAAATCGTAGAAGATGAATGAGTTTCACTTTAACCAAAAAACAACAAGTAAAGGAAATACTTAAGTGCGGTAAAGATCCGTCATATTTTCTCAAGACATATGCACGTATCTCTCACCCAATGCATGGACTTATTTTATTTGATACCTATGATTTCCAAGACGACCTCTTATCTGATTTTAACGATTATCGTTTTAATATTATTCTAAAAGCCCGACAACTCGGCATCTCAACAATCACACCCGGCTATATTGTTTGGTTAATGTCCTTCCATCGCGATAAGGCAGTTTTGGTTATGGCAACCAAATTTGCCACCGCAGGAAACCTTGTAAAGAAAGTTAAGAACATTATACGCAACTTGCCTGATTGGCTGCGCATGGCGTCGATTAAGGTAGATAACCGAAACTCGTTTGAGCTTTCCAATGGTTCTTCGATTAACGCAGCCTCAACCTCCGGTGATGCCGGACGTTCGGAAGCCTTGTCTTTGCTCGTGCTTGACGAGGCTGCACATATTGATGGACTTGAAGATCTTTGGACTGGACTATATCCTACCTTGAGTACTGGCGGTAGGTGCATCGCACTGTCGACCCCTAATGGTGTCGGAAACTGGTTCCACAAGACTTGTGTTGATTCAATCGCAGGGACAAATAACTTCAAACTTACAGACCTACCATGGCAAGTTCACCCCGATCATGACGAGGTATGGTTTCGCAATGAGACCAAGAACATGTCAAAGCGCCAAATCGCGCAAGAGTTAGAATACAATTTCAATGCGTCAGGTGAAACAGTTATTGATGCCAAGTGCATGGAGTGGTTAGAGAGCGCGACAAAGGAACCGCAATATCGAACTGGCTTCGACAGAAACTTTTGGATTTGGGAAGAGTTCGATCCTTCATGCAATTATTTGATGACAGTAGATGTATCAAGAGGCGACGGTGCCGACTATTCGACATTTCAAATACTCAAGCTAGAAACTCTTGAATTCATTGGAGAATATCAAGGCAAGTTGACACCCGATTTATTTGCTAACATGCTAAATCAAGTTGGAAGAGAGTTCGGAAACGCAATGATGGTGGTAGAAAATAATAATATTGGATACACAGTACTTGACAAACTCGTAGAATACGGTTATCCTAATTTATATTATTCTATTAAATCAACGCATGATTATATTGAACAACATCAGGCAGAAGCAATGAACTCAGCCATCGCCGGCTTTTCAACCACTTCAAAGACTCGCCCGCTTATCGTCGCGAAATTAGAAGAGTTTATAAGAAATAAACTAATTAAAGTGTATTCGACTAGACTAGTGGGCGAGATGAAGACTTTTATTTGGAAAAATGGCAAGCCGCAGGCAATGAAGGGTTATCATGATGATTTAATCATGGCACTTGCAATTGCGTGCTGGGTTCGAGATAATGCACTCCAGAACTGTGCACGCGACCTAAACTATCAAAAGGCTTTCGTTGATTCAATTATTACAACTCGCACCACCATGAACACTCGGATCCCGGGCCAACATGGATATCGCAGAGACAACGCATTAGATAAACAAGCTGACGAGGCAAGAAGCCTGTATGAACAATATAAATGGATTATTAAGTGAGGTTATAGATGCCATCCCCTAGCAACAATAAAAGTACGGTGAATAGCCAAAACGCGTTATTTAAGGCGCTGACAAGACTGTTTTCAGGTCCGATCATAAGCTACCGCTCCCAATCTGGTCGACGCATTCGTCGCCAGCACCTAGATAAGTTTAGCTCTCGATTTAAATCTGCTTCCGGCCAGCAGTTTAAAAAGACAGTCAGGAGTCCGCTAGACGTTGTTGCAACAAATGCAATAGCGAACCAGCGCCGCGCCGAACGATATGTCGACTTTGATCAAATGGAATACGCACCAGAGATCGCTTCAACAATGGATATCTACGCAGACGAGATGACAACTTATTCAGAGTTGCGCCCGATGCTTAATATCAAGTGTCCGAATGAAGAGATCACTGCAGTGCTGGATTCATTGTTCGGAGACATATTAAATTTAAAGTATAACCTATTTGGTTGGGCTCGCACAATGTGCAAGTACGGAGACTTCTTCCTGTACCTCGACATCGACGATAAATTTGGAGTGCAGTCAGTTATTGCTCTTCCGACTTCCGAAGTAGAGAGATTAGAAGGAAAGGATTCAACAAACCCAAACTACATCCAGTATCAATGGAACTCTGCAGGATTGACCTTTGAGAACTGGCAGGTCTGCCATTTCCGTGTCTTAGGGAACGACAAATACGCACCGTATGGAACCTCCATTCTTGAGCCTGCGCGCCGAATCTGGCGCCAGCTAACACTTATGGAAGATGCTATGATGGCATACCGTGTTATCCGCTCATCAGAACGACGCGTCTTTAAGATTGATGTCGGAGGCATTCCTCCACAAGATGTGGAACAGTTCATGCAAAAGACTGTAACGAACCTCAAACGCCACTCTGTGGTTGATCCTAAGACAGGTAAGGTTGATCTTCGCTACAATCCGATGAGCATAGAAGAAGACTACTTTATTCCAGTTCGCCCGGGCTCAACAACAGACATTCAGTCTTTAGCCGGAGCACAAAATATCACAGCCATTGACGATATTAAATATCTACGAGACAAGCTTTTCTCAGCGCTTAAGATTCCTCAATCTTATCTTACAATGGGTGAGGGCGCCGACGAAGATAAAGCGACTCTAGCACAAAAGGATATTAGATTCGCAAGAACTATTCAAAGACTGCAAAGAGTTATCATTGCAGAACTGACGAAGGTTGCTGTAATCCATCTGTACACGCTTGGATTTAGGGGCGACGACTTGTTAAGCTTTGAGTTAACATTGAATAACCCATCAAAGATTGCAGAGCTACAAGAGATCGAGTTCTGGAAGCAGAAGTTCGATATTGCAGCTTCAGCTACAGAAGGTTTCTTCTCTCGTCGCTGGGTAACCCAAAATATCTTTGGTATGTCGCAGGAAGAGTTCTTAAGAAACCAGCGCGAGATGTACTATGATCGTAAACATGACGCAGCCCTCCAGCAGGTCGCTGAGCAGGCTGCAGCCGAAGGAGCCGCCGGATTAGGCGGAGACTTAGGCGGAGACCTTGGAGGAGACTTAGGCGGCGACCTAGGTGGTGATCTCGACTTGGGTGGTGAAGAGATGGCCGCAGGAGATGCTGGAGACATAGGTGGAGAACCAGAGGCAGCCGCCGACGAATCTCCATTATTGGCAGTTCCCCCAGGATCTAAGAAAGATGTGCAACGTTTAGATAAACCTTACCGGACACCTCAGCGCACTGCCGGCGACAAGGGAAAGAAATACTATCCCAAAAAGGTCGATAAACGCAACGGAGCCCAAAATAACAACTCGTTCCTATCTCAAGGGGGACACTCCAAAACCAAGAGTACAACCACGAATATAACTCCCGGTATCAAAGATATTCAGTCTTTGGTAAAATTGGAAGGAACCACAAACGGTATTTTTGAAGGAAAGGAACCTATTTATAAGGCAAGAGAACTATCTGAAGAGGAAAAGCTCTTTGTCGTTAACGAGTCTATTGGCTCGCTTATTGATGAACTGCAAACGCTGGAGCAACAGAATGAGAAATAGACACAACAAAAAAAGAAACACTGCTTTTGTATATGAAGCTCTTCTTCGAGAGGCGACTGTTGCAACCATGAGAGGTGATCATCGGCGCCGCGCTGCAGTTATTCGGATCATGAAGAGACACTTTGGAGCAGATTCTATTTTACGTCGCGACTTGGAATGTCATCAATCTCTTTATTGTGAACAAGGTCTCGATCGTGAGACCTCTGAAAGAATTATCAGAGAAGCCAAGATAGCCAACCGACTTATCGACCCGAACGGTATCTTTGCTGCACAGAGCGCTTTAATCGCAGATGTTAATAAAGAGATAGAACCCTCAGTATTCTCAAACTTTGTACCAAACTACAGAAACTTAGCCTCGATAGCACAGATGTTTTCAACTAAGGTCTCCCCCAAGAGGCATGTTATGTTAGAGCAAGAGATTTTGGAGAAGATGACCACACAGCCACCAACTGATACTATAGATGCCTCAGTGGATGACATAGTGGTCCGAAAGTTTGTCGAGAAGTTTAATGAGAAATACAACGAAGAGCTTCTGTCAGAACAAAAAGCTCTCCTGTCGTATTATATTGCCTCTTTCGCAGACAACGCTTTGGAGCTTAAAGTTTTCCTCAACGAAGAAGTCGCAAGATTAAAAGGTGTTCTGCAGGAATCTCTCACAACAGAAGAGATGAAAAGCAATCCAGAGATGGTACGCCGTACTAAGGAGGTGATAAGTTGCCTCAATGAGTTTGCTAAAGCCCCTGTCGAAGAGAAGACGTTGCTGACAGTGTTGAGAACACAAAGTTTAGCTAGGGAGGTTCAGGCAAATGGCGATAACAGTTAGATTAGGCGACAAGGCTGATGATGCAGTTGTCAGACTTGAGATGGATGTCCGCCGAAGCATGAGCGGCGACTTAATGATTTTCGACCACGGCGATATAGATATTGTGTTGTCGACGAATAACAATAAGATAACAGCATTTCCCAAAGACGCTATGAGTGATTTGGTTTACGGTGCTCAGAATAGACTGTTTGCACACCTACGCAAGAAGGGGCTCGTGATTTCGGATTCAATCCAAGCCGGCTCATTTTTCGGCTCTATCGAAGCGCTAATGGAAACAGCCTCAACCCCAGAGTTGAGCACTCCGAAGATGGCACTCATTAAAATATCAGAGTTTATTGACGAAGAACGTCCATATTTTGAATCGACAGAAGCAATTATATCGATGGCAGATGACGAGCTAACTCACCCAGACAAAGAACACTCAACAGAACTAGGAGAAGTGCCCCAAGAAGTCGAACAGGGTTCGATGCGACCAGGATTTGTTCGAGATACTTATTCACTCAGCTACTTATATACGATATAGGAACTGTCGATATGTCTGAAATGAAATTGATAATGGAGAGTTGGAACAAGTTTATTGTTAACGAAGAACAAAACAATTGGGTTACTTGGAGAATGCTTGGTGACGCCATCGACTTAATTGCTGCTGAAAAAAAGGGTGAGGAAACAAAAGAAAGACAGCAGAAACTTTTAAATTTAGGTGGCAAAAGTTTGATAAAGCTAGCCGCAAGCTTGACCGGTCCAATCGGAGGCTTGGTTGCAATCGGTGCCGATTCTATAGACGTGATCGGAGATATGGTTAAGACTTATTCAAGAGCCGATGACTCAAAGACAAATCAAAATCCCTTCTTAGATTTATTTAATATAGACGACGGGTTTCAAGACTTGATTGACGATAACTTGGAAGACCGGTTTGTGCAAAAAATGATGGATGATATATCCGGACATATTGAGCAGAACCCAGACCAAACAATCCCCGATTTTGATAAAGTCATACAAACGTGGTTGCCAACTTTAGATTTAAGCGGCACAACCGATAACAATGTAACAAAAACTGAGCCGGGACAATAATGGAACTTCTAACATTTATATTGATAGCATACGGGCTCACACAGATCATAGTATACGGTGATATATTTAGTGCAATCAGACCCCGCACAGGACACCTAGGAAAGCTCTTTAGCTGTCCCATGTGCATGGGCTTTCACGTTGGCTGGATTTTAATGCTTCTTTCTCCCTACACAGAACTATTTAGTTTTGATGTTACACCTATAAATTTCTTTCTTTTAGGGTGGTTATCGTCGGGAACGTCATATACTCTTAATATGATTATAGGCGACGATGGTATTAAATATACAAAAAAGGATATAGGTAATGAAGATCACTAAGGCACAACTTAAAAAGATAATACTTCAAGAGTTAACCTCGGCCCAAGCCCAAGCAGAGAAACCAGCTGATCTAACTTCCCAAGCTACTTCTACTGCCGCACGCAAGAAGAATGCTTTAGAACGCATTTCCGATGCCGATCAAGAGTTTACAAGTTTAGAGAAAGGGGTGGTAGATCAAATGGAAGC